AAGAAATACAAAGATGAATTATCTATTAATGGTGATTTGTCCTATTTAAATTTAGATTGGAAGCCGGTACCTATTATTCCAAAATTTGTTGATATAGTTGTCAATGGAATCGCAGAAAGAACTTTTGATATAAACAGTTATTCAATAGATAAGTCAGCTAGCGATAAGAGAACAAAATACATGGAAGACATCCTTAGGGATATGAGGGCAAAAGAGTTTATTGAACAAGCACAGCAGCTATTAGGAGTTGATTCTAGTATTTCTAATGTAAAAGAACTGCCGGAAAATGAAGACGAACTGGCATTGCATATGCAACTCAATTACAAACAATCTATTGAAATTGCAGAAGAGCAGGCTATAAATAATATATTAGATGTTAATAATTACGATTTATTAAAAAAGAGATTAGATTATGATATAGCAGTATTAGGTATAAGTTGTGTTAAAAACAGTTTTAACACCGCGGAGGGTATAAAATTAGATTATGTAGACCCTGCTGATATTGTTTATTCTTATACAGACTCACCGTATTTTGATGATTTATATTATGTTGGGGAAGTTAGAAGGGTAAGTATAGTTGAATTAAAAAAACAATATCCTGAATTAACAAATGAAGATATAGAAGAAATTGAAGGCAAGGGAGATAGCTCTTTATTATATAATAGAACAAACGCTACGGATAAAAACTTTGTATATGTTTTGTATTTTGAATATAAAACTTATGAAAATCAAGTATATAAAGTAAAAGAAACAACATCTGGTGCTGATAAAGCTATTAAAAAAGATGATAAATTTAATCCACCTAAAGATTCAAGGGCTAGATTTCAAAAAGTAAACAGATCTATTGAGTGTTTATATGAGGGTGCTAAAATTGTTGGTCACGATAAATTATTAAAATGGCAAAAAGCCGTTAATATGACAAGGCCAAAATCTGATATAACTAAAGTTCAAATGAGTTATAACATTGTAGCCCCTAGGATATACAAAGGTAAAACAGAATCGTTGGTTAGCAGAATGACATCATTTGCTGATATGATTCAAATAACACATTTAAAATTACAGCAAGTATTGTCAAGAATGGTACCTGATGGTGTTTATTTAGATGCGGATGGTTTAGCTGAAGTGGATTTAGGTAATGGAACAAATTATAATCCACAGGAAGCATTGAACATGTATTTCCAAACAGGTTCTGTTATAGGTAGATCTATGACGCAAGATGGTGATTTTAATAACGGCAAGATACCAATACAAGAATTAAGAACAGGTGCTGGTGGATCTAAAATACAAAGCTTAATACAATCTTACAACTATTATCTACAAATGATAAGAGATGTTACGGGGCTAAACGAAGCAAGAGATGGTGGCGTACCTGATAAAAACGCATTAGTAGGATTACAAAAATTAGCAGCGGCTAATTCAAATACAGCTACTAGGCATATATTACAAGCTGGATTATATCTAACATTAAAAACCGCTGAAGCAATTTCGCTTAGAATATCAGATGTATTAGAATATTCTAACACTAGAAATTCTTTAGTTCAAACTTTAGGCAAATTTAATGTTGGTACATTAGAAGAAATAAAAGATTTACATTTACACGATTTTGGTATATTTTTACAGTTAGCGCCGGATGATGAAGAAAAACAATTGCTTGAAAACAATATACAAATGGCTATATCTCAAAAACAAATAGAGCTTGAAGATGCTATTGACGTTAGAGAGATAAAGAATTTAAAGTTAGCTAATCAATTATTGAAACTAAGAAGAAAACAGAAATTTGAAAAAGACAGAAAAATTCAAATGGAAAATATTCAGGCGCAATCGCAAGCTAACGCTCAGTCAGCTCAAGCGGGAGCCGCCGCAGAAATACAGAAACAGCAAGGTATTGCAGAAAGCAAAGTACAAATCGCACAAGTACAATCACAACTTGACATTGCAAAACTTGAAAGAGAAGCGGAAATTAAAAAAGAATTAATGGAGTTTGAGTTTCAACTCAATATGCAGCTTAAGGAGCAGGAGAACCAGGTGATTAATAAAAAAGAAGAGTATAAAGAAGATCGTAAAGATAAGAGAACAAAAATACAAGCTTCACAGCAAAGTGAACTTATAGACCAGAGAAAATCTGGTAAACCACCAAAAAACTTTGAATCCGCAGGATTTGATAATTTAGGTGGATTTGGATTAGAGCAATTTGATCCTAGATAACAATTAACCAATTATATTTTATTATGTCAGAAAACATTAAAGCTGAGGTTTTAGATGATAAAGAATTATCTATAGCCGAACAAGAAGCTAGTGTACAGAAATCGCCAAAAAATGAAGAAGGTGATTATACTGTTAATCTAGGTAGAGAACCAGAACCAGAGGTTGTTGAAGAAAAACAACCAGAGGCTGAGGTTCAAGAAGAACAAAAAGAAAAACCTGTATTAGAAGAAATTATTGAAGATGAAAAAGATAACGCTAACGAGGAAGGACTGGATGGAAGCACTGAAGTTGCCGACACCACACCGGAACCTAAAGAAGTATTACAGGAAGAAAAAACACAAGAGCCTGAAGTAAGCTTACCAGAAGGAATACAAGATCTAGTTAAGTTTATGGAAGAAACTGGTGGTAGTATTGAAGATTTTAGTAGATTAAATGCTGATTACTCAAATGTAGATGAAAGTACTTTACTAAGAGAATACTACAAACAAACAAAACCTCATTTAAGTTATGATGAAGTGTCGTTTTTATTAGACGATAAATTTTCATTTGACGAAGAAGTTGATGAGGAAAGAGATATTAAAAGAAAAAAACTTGCTCTCAAAGAGGAAGTCGCAAATGCCAATAAGTTTTTAAATGAAACTAAGGAGAAATATTACAAAGAGGTCAAGTTGGGCTCTAAGTTAGCTCCTGAACAGCAAAAAGCTATTGAATTTTTTGACAGATACAATAAAGAGCAACAATCGGCTGATGAATTATTAAAGCAGCAAACACAACATTTTCAACAAGAAACTAGTAAAGTTTTTAACGAAGAATTTAAAGGTTTTAATTTCAACGTAGGAGATAAGAAATACAGGTTTAATGTTAAAGATGTAAACAAAGTAAAAGAAACTCAAGGTGATTTATTGAATGTTTTCAATAAATATGTTGGTGACAATAAAATGTTACAAGACGCTGGAGGTTACCATAAAGCTTTATTTGCCGCTTCAAATCCCGATAAAATAGCTAATCATTTTTACGAACAAGGCAAGGCTGATGCAATTAAGCAATTAAGTGCAGACGCTAAAAACATTAACATGGATCCTAGAAAAACTTCTAGTGGATATGTTGAGGCCGGAGGTATTAAAGTAAAAGCTATTTCTGGGGACGATAATTCTAAGCTAAAATTTAAACTTAAGAATTATTAATTAAAACTATTTTAAAAAATGGCAACAAACGCATCTTTTGCTGGCCCATTAGCTGGCAGCATTTTAACTCCAGCAGCGTCAAAAATGACGACTGCAGGATCTTATTTAGACATTCAAAACGACGGATGGGCTAAACAATATCTTCCTGAGCTTTACGAAAGTGAAGTACAGAGATATGGGAACAGAACTATTTCTGGATTCCTTTCACAAATTAGTGCAGAAATGCCTATGTCTTCTGATCAAGTAATTTGGTCTGAGCAAGGTAGACTACACTTATCTTACAATGGTGAGATTAATCCTGTTACAGGTGCAATCGACGCTATTACTGGTATTGACTCTGGAGCTACTGAAGCTCACGCAATTAGAAAAGGAGCAACATTAGTATGTGAGGTAAACAGTATTGTATTTAAAGCTTTTGTTAAAGTTGGAGTTGAAACATCTTCTTCAGGATTAACAATTAAGCCTTACGGTGCTGAAAACGTTGATGACCTAGCGGGAATCGCGACTACAGACAACCAAGCTATTAAATTTTTCGTATATGGTTCTGAATTCAAAAAAGGCTCAGCTAGTATGACAGATTCAATAGAGCCAGGTTTCAAAACTTTCACTAACAAGCCAATGATTATCAAAGATCACTTTGAAATCAACGGATCTGACACTGCTCAAATCGGGTGGGTTCAAGTAAGTGGTGAAGGCGGAGAGTCTGGATACTTATGGTACTTAAAATCTTCTGCTGATACAAAAGCAAGATTTGATGACTATTTAGAAATGATTGCAATTGAATCTGAGAAATCAGCTTCAGGTGCAGATTCAGATATTCCTGATGGTTCTGAAGGTTTACTTTCAGCTATCGGATCTAGAGGTGTTGTAGCTACAAATCAATTTGATGGTGGTACGGTAGCTGCTGACAAGCTTCCAGAATTTGACTTATTATTAAAAGAATTAGACAAACAAGGAGCTATCGAAGAAAATATGTTATTTTTAGATAGAGATGCAAATCTTTACATAGATGACTTATTAGCTGGATTATCATCTGGAGCACAAGGTGGAACTGCTTATGGAGTATTTAACAACTCTGAAGACATGGCATTAAATCTTGGATTTACTGGATTTAGAAGAGGTTCTTATGATTTTTACAAAACTGACTGGAAATATCTTAACGATAAATCTACAAGAGGTTCTGTTGGATCTTTAAAAGGACTTTTAGTTCCTGCCGGAACATCTTCAGTATATGATCAAAACTTAGGAAGTAATGTAAGAAGACCGTTTTTACACGTACGTTACAGAGCTTCTCAAGCTGATGATAGAAAATTAAAATCTTGGGTAACTGGTTCAGTCGGCGGAGCGCAGACAATCGGTGATGACAAGATGGAGATTCACTATCTATCAGAAAGATGTTTAGTAGTGCAAGCTGCAAACAACTTTATGAGATTTGACTCGTAAATTTTAATGTAATTTTTACCCTCGTTGTTCTGACGAGGGTAATCATTACTCTTATTAATTATATTATATTATATCATGACAAAAATTAAAGAAAAAACAAAGCAAGTTAAACCTAAATGGGAAATTAAAGATAAAATATATGAATTATCTTTAAATGAAACTCCGATAGTTTTTATGGCTAAATCCAGAGGAATACTATGGTTTGACGAAGAAAAGGGATATGAAAGAGAAATTAAATACTGTGAAAATCAAAAAACAGTATTTGTTGACGAAATGAAAGGCCCACAAAGATTATCACATATTATTTTTAGAGATGGCAATTTATTTGTGCCAAAAGAAAAACAAATATTACAAAAGTTTTTATCCATGCACCCTGATTTAGGGACTAGATTTATAGAGCACAATCCTGTGCAGATAGCAGAAGATGATTTAGATATTCTAGAAAATGAAATAAAAGCTTTAACAACTGCGCAAGGCATTGATATAGATCACGCTGAAGCAATATTGAGGACAGAACTAGGCGATAAGGTGTCTACGATGACTTCTAAGGAGCTTAAAAGAGATTTATTATTATTTGCTAGAAGCAATCCAGAATTGTTCTTAGAATTAGCAACAGACGATAACATAAATATCAGAAATATTGGTATAAAAGCTGTTGAAAATGGTATTATAACATTATCTAACGATCAAAGAACATTTAAATGGGCATCGAACGACAGAAAACTTATAACAGTTCCGTTTGACGAAAATCCATATTCAGCTTTAGCAGTGTATTTTAAAACCGATGAAGGTATTGAAGTATATCAAACAGTAGAAAAAAAGTTAAAATAAAGTAAATAGTGGTTGAGCCGCTATATGCGGCTTAATCATTATAAATAAAAATTATGGCAATAAATATAAACTCAGTTTACAAAGCGGTGTTAGTTGTTTTACAACAAGAAAAAAGAGGCGTGCTCACACCAGTCGAATTTGACAAACTCGCTGCTCAAGCACAACAAGAAATTTACACTCAGTATTTTGATGATTTAAATCAATTATTGAGAATGCCTCAAACTTCATTAGCTTATGCGGACAGAATGTCTTTGCTAGACGAAAAAATTCAGATATTTAAAAGAAACGAATTAAAAGATATAACAAATACTTCCGGAGTCTTAACAACAACTCTTACCAATGTAAACGAATTAGGTTCGGTTATTTATTTAGCAGGAGGTGCAGCACCAGGTAGAGAGGTTCAAAGAATAGAGCAGCAAGATGTTTATACCGTTAATGAATCTCCTTTAACAGCTCCAACAGCTTTTTATCCGGTATATACTTATGAAAATAATGTGTTAACGTTTTATCCTTCTACGTTGACCCCTACAGGTGGGGGATCAAACAGTATAAAAGTAAATTACTTATCATACCCTGCCGACCCTATTTGGGGCTTTGATATAGAGCCTAACTTAGGTAATTATATTTATAACGCTCAAAACTCAACAAACTTTCAAATACATCAATCTGATCAACCTTTATTAGTTGAAAAAATACTAGGATACGCAGGTGTCATGACTAAAGATCAATTAGCTTTATCATTAGCCGCGCAAAAAGAACAACAAATAAACGTAGACAATCAAAAATAAAAAATCATGGCAAACACACCTATAAGTAACGCTTTTATATCTGTAAATGATATTGTAAATAACTTTATAATATCGTATACCGGGCCAGGTAAAATAATACCTGATAGTAAAAGAACAGAAGTAATATTTCATGCTAGGCGTTGCCTTCAAGAATTTGCTTATGAAACTATAAAAAGTCAATTTATAGAAGGGCCTAAAACTGTAGTAACTACTCAAGCGTATGCTTTACCATCTGATTTTGTTGCTGTAATAAAAGTTACGGTAGGAGGTGCTGAACAAACAGAATCAACAACTACACCCCCAGCCGCAACTAAATTTTATATAGATTTTGTAGCTAAAACTATAAGATATGGTACCGGTGGCACAAATGACAATGGCGCAATATTAACCTATTTATCAAATGCCCTTACCACAGATGAATCAGCTGCTATTCCAAAGCTAGCAGAAGAAGCAATGTATGCTTGTATGGTATATGCAATACTTGCTAATAGAGAGAAAACAGATCTTAATACGCTTCAACGATTATTAATAGAAAAAACCGACAAATTAGAAAGAGCTAAATCAAGACTAGTGTTTACTAATTTTTCTTAAAATAAAAAAATATGGCAATATCAGTTGATAAAGTATATAAAACAGTATTATCAATATTAAATAAAGAATCGAGAGGTTTTTTAACACCTGAAGAATTTAATAAAATAGGTGCTCAGATTCAACTTGATATACTAGACCAACATTTTTATGATTATAATAGATCTGTGGTAAAACATAACTCGGGTAGAGGTGTTGAACAATATGGAAATATACCTCAGAAAATAGAAGAAAAAATAGATCCATTTTATAAATCTGTAAATTTAACTTTATCATCTAGTAAATTAACCATACCTTCTGATTTATATAAGATAATAGATATTACGACAACAGATAAATTAAAACAAATAGAAAAAGTAAATAAAAAAAATTTATCTTATTTGTTATCTTCTTCATATACAGCGCCCTCTTCTTCATTCCCTGTTTATTATCAAACAGATTCTAAATTTGCAATTGAACCAACTACAAGCGGTCAATTGACCGTAGAATACATAAAAACACCATTAGATCCCGTTTGGGGATACACTCAAGACAGCACAACTGGTGCTTTAGCTTTTTCAAATGAAACTACAGGAAGTAGTGTAACACCACCAACTGGAAAAGAAGATTTTACTTTACACAGCTCGGATAGAGTACAATTAATATTGGGTATATTAAAATATGCAGGTTTAGTTATTTCCGACCCTACCGTTATACAGGCTGCAAACGCGGAAGAAAATAAAACAATACAATTAGAAAATTCATAATAAATGGGATTAATAACAAAAACACATCAATCGTATTACAATAAATCACAAGGATTTATAGGCAACAGCTCAACCGCGGCTTTTACTTTAACGACTGTGGCATTTTCAACAATCCCCTCAAGTGTAATTGTATTTGTTGGCGGTAAAGAAATAAATACAAATAACTACAGTTACAGCTCGCCTACCGTAACCTTTACTGGAAACGTAAGTAACGCTGATGTTTTAAACACCAACGGAACACCCATATCTGGTAAAATTATAGAAATTAAACCAGCTGGGGCAGCAAACAAATTTGGTGATTATAGGTATATATCTTTAAACAATTTAATTGATAATTATTTAGTTGCCTTTGTTGGTAGCGGCAAATTAATACCTAATGTCACAAGAACTGACGTAATATTCCACGCAAAAAGAGGTGTGCAGGAGTTTAGCTATGATGTTTCAAGAACAGAAAAAATCCAAGAAATAGAAGTTGGCCCAAGTTTATCAATGCCAATGCCCCAAGATTACATACACTACGTTAGGTTTTCTTTTGTCGACGCTATGGGTATTGAGCATATAATATATCCATCTAGGTATACATCGAAACCATCAGAATCTATATTGCAAGACGATGATTACAATTATTTATTTGACGTTGATGGCACATTATTAACTGGTACGCCTGTAATTAACGACAGATTTACTAATTTTGATAATAGAAAATTTACTGGTGAATTTGGAGAAGAAGATATGTCTTATGATGCGAACACTGGTTTACAAAAATTAACAGCTCAAGGCGGCAGAAAAGGTATAAACCCTGAAACATCACAAAAAAATGGTGTGTTTATAATAGATGAGTTAAACGGCAAAATAAGCTTTTCAAGCGAACTGTCTGGAAAAGTTATAACGATAAAATACATATCAGATGGCTTAGGTACAGATGATGAAATGAAAATACATAAATTTGCAGAGGATGCAATGTATAAATACATAACACACGCTATAGCTAGTTCTAGAGTTGACTTTCCAGAGTACATTATAAATAGATTTAGAAAAGAAAGAAGAGCAGCAACAAGGAATGCTAAATTAAGATTATCAAGCCTTAAAATATCTGAATTAGAACAGGTTATGAGAGGCAAATCAAAATTTATTAAACATTAATACATGCCAGAAATCAAGAATACCTTTTTAAAAGGTAAAATGAATAAAGATCTTGACGATCGATTATTACCTAACGGTGAGTATAGAGATGCATATAACATAACGGTTTCTAAATCTGAATTATCGGATGCAGGTACTGTACAAAACATTAAAGGGAATAGTAAATTATTTAGTAATAATTTAAACGTAACAGCTGCAACAAAAACAATAGGTCATTATATAGATTCTTCCAATGGTGAAATATTTTGGTTTATTAGTAATTTTGAAGGTTCAGGCGGTGAATTAACATCTGATGTAGCCCATGCGGCCACTACGCTTCCTGGTTCAAGCACTCCTACGGTATGTAAAATTCTTTATGCAGAAACAGACGGCACAGAACCAAAAGTATTGATTGATTCATTTAGACTTAATTTAAGTAAAAACCATAAAATAACGCATGTTAACAGGCTAGATGATCTTTTATTTTGGACAGATAACTATAATCAACCTAGAAGAATAAATATTAAAAACGCTTTAAGCGCTAATAGTTTTTATACTAACGATATATACTTAGAAGATAAAATTAGTGTGGCTCAATACGCGCCGTATGCTCCGCCGATCGTAGAATTATCTTACGATTCTACTATAAAAAGCAAAACGATAGAAGAAGAATTTGTAAAATTTGCTTATAGATTTAAGTACGATAACAACGAGTATTCTTTAATATCCCCTTTTTCACAGCATTGTTTTCACCCAGGAAGCGTGGCTCAATCATTTAATGACGGCAGTTATTCTACTACGCCATTATCTGGAACAACAAATTCTGCGGGTATGGCAGGCATGCTAGATCAAACTGAAATTGATGCTATAGCTAAAACAACTGTAGTTGATACTATGATTAATAAAGCCAATAAAGTTTCTTTATTAATTACTTTGCCATTTGACGAAACTATCACAAATCACGCCAATGCTCAAGCCGCGGGCACCATGTCTGGCACAAGTAATACCATAGACAATATAACCGGCACTATTGCACAGAACAATTCATTTATTGATGAAGAAAATAACACATACACTATAAGTAATTTTTCATCAGGAACTATAACTACAGGTTCAATTTCCCCCAATATAGCTAATGACACAAGATTGTATTTTTTTAATATTACAGAAGGAAATGGACAATGGGGTTGGAATAATAATTTAAAAATTAAAGAAATTGAAATACTTTATTCTGAATCAGATAGTGCAGCTACTAAAGTGATAGATACAATTAAAATAGGCGAAAGAACAGATTTAATATTAAAGCCTATAGTTGAAGTAATAGACACGACTTTACACACTGCAAAGTTAAGATATACTTACGAATACGTATATAAATCAACCAAACCTAAGAAAACATTACCAGAAGCAGATTTAGTTAGGGTTTCAGATATTATACCTGTCAAAGCACAAACACAGGAAGTTTCTGGTAATAGAATAATATATGGTAATTTCTTACAAAATAGAAAAATAAACCAAATCAACGCTTCCAACGGCTTGTCTATAACCAGTGGGGATCAAGGGTCTCAAAATAAACAATATTTATTATCATCGGTAAAATCAAATAGAACATATCAAGTGGGTATTGTTCTTTCTGATAAATACGGAAGACAGTCACCTGTTATACTACCGGATGAATCTACGGCTTTTGTAGAGCCAAAAACAGGCGTAGTAACAAATGGAACTAATTCGTGGAATCATAGCTGCTTGAGAGCTACGTTTATAAATAACTTAGGTAATGATATTTATGAACCAACCACTAATCCGCTAGGTTGGTATTCTTATAGATTTGTGGTAAAACAAACAGAGCAAGACTATTATAATGTTTATTCACCTCAGGTTATAGAGGCTGGTACTGTATCTAATGCTAACGATCAAAAGTCTTTTATTCTTTTACATGGAGATAATATAAATAAAGTGCCTAGAGACGTAACAGATACGAACACATTGTCTGGTAATCAAGGCTCAAACGCAAGATTACTACCAAAAATTAGAGATAATAATATACTTCTTAGCAATTACACTCAGTTAGTGCAATTAGATGGAAATGACTTTATAAAAGTAACCTCCATAGGTACGGCTTTAGAGCAAGGATTAACCGGAGCTATTGATTCAGATGCTGGTACTGATAAATCCGACGTTCTTGCCAACGTATATTTTCAAGAAAAGAACCCATTGTTCGCTGAATTACCGGATGGTTATGGGACACATTTTGCTACGTGGGGTACTGGATCAAATAAGGAATTTAGTTTTTTTAATTTTGAAACTCAACCATTTATTTCTGCAATAGATATATATTATGAAACTTCTTCAGCGGGGTTATTATCTGATTTAAATCAAAAAATAACAGCAAGTGCTGGGGAGGCGCCAACTGATATATCAATAACAAGTACAACTTTTAACGAAGCAAACGCTATAGGTACAACGGTAGGCTCACTAACAGCTTTAAAATCTACGGGTGCTGCGGTTTCACCAGGTGCAACTTTTGTTATAAATAGTGTTATTAACGGATTAGGCACAACATTACCTAACTCTACTTTTGTAATTTCTGGTAATGCTGTAAACACAGGTGTTAATTTTGATTTTAAAAATACTGCAGCTGATCGGTTTGTTATTTCTGTTACAGCAACTAGAAATGGAACGAGTGAAACAAAAACTAGAACCCATTTATTAACATTACAAAATGCAAATCCAAAAATAAACGTTGGTTCTGGTGATAACGTTTCTAATGCTACAACCGGCGTTACTATAGCTGCTGTACTTTCAGGGCAAGCAACAACTCTAGATATGAGTGGCGTTAATGGGGGTAGACTAACGCCAAGTAGTAATCTCACTTTCTCAATAGTTTCTCAAACAAATAGTGGTAGATATACTATAAACCCAACAACAGGAGTTATTAGTGCAGGTACTAATTTAAGCAATGGCATGGTAGATACTCTTGTTATGAAAACAACAGATATAGCGGGTGCAACTAGTCCTAATATAAGTTTAAAAATAAGTGTTACAGGATCTCCATTCACACAATTTTGGAGATCAGCTAATGGAAACGCTAATGCATCAACCGCGGTAGACGAGCCGACAGGGATACAAGTATGGCATAATGGAGATAATGCATTGCCTCAAGAATTTGATATAGTGTAT